CGTAAATACCGTTCCTAGCAAACTGTGCATTTGCATCTGCAAGTTCTTTAGCTGCGGCTGCTTCACTTTCTTCGATTGTTAATCCTTTATTTGCAATCTTCTGAGCATATTCATCTCTTAAAGCTGGATCTTGAATTTGACTAAGATATTCATTAGCCTTTGCTTTATTAGCGTCATTCCATGTTCCACTAAGAGTTGTATCTATATTCTTCGTAAGTTCTGCATTATTAAAGGAAGAATCAGATGTAGCTGGTACTGTAGCCGGTGGTTCTATTTCTTTCGGAATATTAATACCAAGTTTATTACCATAGAATTGTTGTTCAGCTATTGCCATAGCTTTCTGATATTTCAGCATCTCATCATTAGGATTCTTATTTAATGCTGCGTTAATCTGAGTAAGCTTAGCATTTGCTACATTATAACTCTTAGTCCATTCGTCAACTTTAGCTACATCCTGTGTACCTTTATTCATTAATGCAATATTATATGTATTCTGACGATTTAATTCATTCTGTCTAGCTTGCCATGCTTCCTGTTCGCGCTGTCTAGCTAACTGTTCCTCTGCTCTCTTTAAAGCTTCGTCATGCTGGAACTGTTGCTGTGCAGCCAGTTTATCCTGTTCATAATAATTACCAGCAATCTTATATAAAGCGTCTTGTACAGTATTACCAGTCTGTTGGACTGCATTACCCCAGTTCTGGCCCATTTGAGCAACACGGTCATATCTACGTTGCAAATAATTTGCACGATTAGCCATGGCGTTGCCGAGCATTCCGCCGTAATTTATCTGATCCCTAGAATATATACCAGCCATTATTCTGCCTCCTTATTTCTTTGACGCTTGCTGAACGTTCTTCCAGGAGCAAATCCTTCAGGTGGTTCAGTGTCTTTGCTAATTCTTATATTTGTTACTCCATTATTATACCACTTAAGATTAGCGAATTGTTTACTTATCTGTTCTCTACCTTCTTTAGTCTTACACCAAGCATCAGTTCTTTGACTATATTCACCCAATGCGTTATGTAATTTAGAATGTTCGGCATGTGGTAAGAATATAAGCTCTTTAGCAGATCTATGATAGTAGCATTCGTTATCTATTAAATCCTGAGAATTACAATTCCACCAGATTTCAGTTCTATGATGACAATCCCAACTTTGAGAATTATCATTAATTGCTTCTTGATAATTCTCAATCTTCGATATATCTTCCTTACAGAATGCCCATGCGTTGATTTCTCTAATCATACAATCTCCTAATAGAGTCCGCTAATGGCGCTAGCGTACCCTGTCTGAGCATTGAGCCTATCCTGTTGTGCCTGCATTACATCACTCATACGTGTATCTTGTGTATTGTAGTAATCAGAAGCTAAGTTACCCTGAAGACCAATCTTATACTGATTTGCAGTATTGAGTGCATTGAGTCTATTCTGATTATTCCTAATTGCATCAGCATATTTCTGATATTCGAACTGCTTATCCTGGTTATACTGATTCAATGCAGTATTATAAAGTTCGTCAGACTTAGAAGCTACACCTTGAGCAATACCCAAAGCTGCTCCAGTTCCTCGACCTAGACCTGCACCAGCAGCTGTGTGTTGAAGCTGATCTCTAGTCTGGCCGATAATCTGTGCATAATATGGATTAGCGAAATCTTCTACGGATTTGGTATAGTTGTCATCGAAACTACCCATTTCCTTCTCAAAGTCATATGCATATTCTTCAGGATTATAACCAGCAATAGCCTTCTTATAGGCGTTTACGTCTGCCTGTGTTCCTAAAGAACCACGAGTATCGTAATATTGGTTAATCTGACTGATTAACTGATTATACTGTGCATCAGTAATTGCGCCTTGCTGACGTAACTGATTTGCTGCTTCCTTTCGAGCATTAGCCTCTCTCTTGGAAGCTTCATTTGCATAATATCCTTGGATTGCAGCTCCACCTAGTTGGCCAGCTGCGCCAGCTATAGCGCCGGCTACAATTAAAGGTACCATATCGTTATCTCCTTAATTTCTTTCCTAATAATTAGTTATTAATTCCATTTCTTTAATACCAACTGGCCGAAACCATTGACATTATTACTTAAACTACACGTCAATGTGCTGTCTTTAATCTGTATTCTTCCACCGTTTGATAACTGAATGAAACTGTCGTAGCATTCCGGCAGCTGTAAACTGTCGTATTTGGCTCCAGGTAACAGATTAATGAAGAGAATATTCTTAACTAAGGTAAATACTGCTTTACCGTCTGAGTATTGACCGTATTTACCTTTAATTGCTTCTATATTCTCGTTACTTTCGTCATATCTGATAACTTTAAGCTCAAGTTTAGTCATAATTACTCCTAGAATAAGCTACAAGGTGACCATGATATCTGAAGATTCTCTATTGCAAATGGAATTTCTTCAGTAGTAGATACTTCCAATGTAAAGAATCTTCCCATTCCGCAGCCGTAAACGTTAGTTTCGTAATCGTATTGACCAATCTTACCTGCATAAGCGTCTTCATAATCTGACCACGTAGAACCGTCCCAGCTATATCTGAACGAAATTCTAGGATTCATTTCAAGATTAGTATACTGATCGTTAAAGCTATGCTGGCCGTTGTTCGTAATAAGTCTTAACCAGTCGATATAGAACGGCGTATCGTTAGATGTCAATACCCCGCCTCTCCTTACTTTGAGTATAACCCTTCCGTCATGTTCCGAATACTTATTCTCGTCATTATATACCAATGCACCTGTAGTTCCGAGATATATCTTGTTATATGCGAACGTGGCATGATTATAACGCCAATATGTAAGTCTATTTGAAGTATCGTAGCTAGCACGGTTATGCCATGCGTCCTCGTCTATATCGTAAACATATGTCTTCTTGGAATCTTCGAAAGTTATGGCATAGAAAGTATGCTGATGTTCCTTGAATATCTGAGCATAAGCGTTCTCGGGATTTACGATTTGTGTAATTTCCCTTTCTATATCGTTAGTAGATACTCTCTTGATGGTAGTATCTGAAATCATAAATATTCCGTTGTCGCCGATATCGGAAGAACCTAGCCATAATACGTTGTTACCCAACATAGCCAAACTATTTGGTGCTTTAATACCTATGTTGCCTGCAGCATTGTCTGGCGAACTGAATGGATTGTTTACGTCGTCGTTATAAGAGAATACCTGCCATGATCTGTCGCCAAACGTATAAAGTTTAGAACCGTTAGAACAAATAGCTATTGTATTATCAGCTGCCCATTCTGAATATTGAATGAAACCAAATTTAGCATACTGAACGGTGCCTACCCTGAATATGTCGTATTTCTCTGGCGTATCGTCGGCTGTACCTGTTATGAATTCCTTATACATGTCATAATAGGCGTCATGTATTTCACCGGCTATATACTGTTCCTTAGTATCTTCTGGTACAGTAGCCCACCACGCAATGAAATTGTTGCGTTTCTGGTAGAATGCCGTGTCTTCTGAATCTTCCACTTCGAATGGATATTGATAAGATATATAAGTTGCGTCAGTACCAGCGTCGTTAACAATTAAGTAGCCGTAAAGATATGCACAATGTGTCGGCTTAATCTTCGTAGTAGTAGAATTTACTCTGTAAGGAAGGTTGATTCTTCTGAAATCAAGCTGCTGATCGCCTACAGAAAGACCAGTATTTACCGCATATACGTTATATCCGTCAGTAATTATAAGATGTGGATGAGCAGAACCATAGCCACCGGTTTCAGTCATATGACATTCTGTACCTACAGAACTGATAGTGGCTATGAAATTATAAGTATTGTCTTCCTTGATTAGGTACAGGCTATTACCGTAAACTGCATAAAGGTTAGGACGGTTGTCATAACCTCTGGAAACTCTATACATTCCTCTGCATTTACCGGAAATATCGGCTGCCTTTACCTGACCCTGAATTGTTCTCATTAGAATACTACAAGAATGCTCAGTCGGATTCTGAGTTTCTACATACATATTCGTCGACTCACCTAGGCCTACCTTGGCAAGATTAGAACGTGTAATGCTTCCTGCAATGTTCTCTATCAGCTTATTGCTATTGGCCATGTAATCTCCTTATACGGTATAACCTGCCATTAATTCAGCCTGTGTCATTGTTCTATAACCAGGCCAATATTCATATTTGTCTCTTAACACCATTCTAGTAATGGACTTAGGCGTTCTAACATTGTCAACTAATACCCTAACTTCATTCTCGAGTCTGTTCATTTGAGCGTCGTCAAGTCTAGGATATTGTAAAGCCAGTTTATGTGCCAATGCAACAATAAGCAATTCAACATAGTTATCCGGAATATAGAGGTCTGATTCGAGATCGAAGTCGATTGCTTCGTTATAATTAATCTTCAGTCTCCTGTCATTAAGTCTATATGTCCACGGCTTAACCTGCATTACCCATTCGCCTTCGGATTTCTCAATTACGGTAAATACATTGGCGTCATTCATATAATTATCGAATTCTGTAGCCGGCATGAATTTAAGCTCGTAATACATCTTATAAGGCTGTCCAACGTCGGTAACTACATAAACAGAATTAATCTTGGCCACGTCCCTAACACATACATGGTTCATGGCCATATATTTCTTCATTTCCTGGATTCTAGGATTTAAATAGTCCTGAATAGGCTGAGCTATCCAGTCATATACGTTCGCAACCGGTCTAAATACGATATAAACAGTATCTTCAACGCCTTCTACCATAGCCCATGTATGGTCATTAAATTCTGTTTCAGACGGAACATAAGCCTGTAATGCTTCAACAGTCGGGAAATAAAGATTATTCTTTCCCTTCATAAAGTCTGTTTCGTCATATATATGGGTAAATTCAGAATTCTTAACGATTATAGAATTCTGTGTGAAATTAAGCAAATTGTCGCTATTGTATTTGGCTACAATACCTTTAAGCAGCTTATAGGCAGTTTCAAGAATATCACCCGGGATAGCCTGCTTTCTAGGTACAAGATTAATACGAACTGTAGCCTCTTTAATAATTTCTCTAACTGAAGCCATTATGTCTCCTTATTATTAAACTTTATCTAATAATTAGAATTTAATAGCTTGCATGCTTCTGAATTTCTTCTGTCATACTCTTCTCTTGTCATTATATTACTGAAATACTTCTCGAATAGTATATCTGTATTACAAATATCTGGTCTGTGGTCATATATAGAACAATTGCAGGCTTCCTCATCGAAATACCTGCACGTTCCATCACCCCTGTCCAATTCTTTAATAACATGTCTACAACATGTTCCTTTACATTTAGAACAATCAATCATCAATTATACCTATTGAAATATGCTAAATAACGATTTGATATCTCTTTAGCCTTCTTAGTTTCATATATAGTTGTTTGATCAATATGATTCATACAATATACTGCCAAAGCTAAAGAATCAGCCTTATCTGGCGAATGTCCAATTAAATCCTTAATTTCTTCTTTCTTACATAATTGAAATTTACCAGAATTATTTACAAATATCGTAGTAAATGACAATTGAGTCTTAATATCGGAATCATCAACAAATAGGCCACCTTTAATAGCATTTGATAATTCTACATACATTTCACATCTAGCATTACAGTAACGTTCCTTGTCATATGCTGTCTGAGCGAAATTTATAGCTGTTACATTATAATCTTTAGCTTTAAGCATGTCATATACTCCACATGAAGTAGAACCTGTAACGTCTATGAATATACCTTTGGCCTTATACTTATTACTGAGTTCTTCTATTATATTGGTCAATTGGAACGTATTAGCTACTTCTATTAATTCTTGTTTAAGAATTTCATATTTATTCAATACTGTTATT